AGGGGAGGAGCCAGAAGAACTTTGGAAGACTACCGCGCTATCCCAGACACAAGAGTCATACGCAAGGTCGCCTATGATCTTGTCTGGCTCCCCAGCACCCGTAAAGAAGCACCCGCTGCCCTTCACGCTCTGGACCAGGCTCTCCGACAACGCGGGCAGCACCATATTGGTGAAGGTTCTTAGCCGCCCGTTTGTGGTCATATAGGGGGTGACGAAGTTCGGTACTTGATTGATCTGGAACCCCTCGTAGTGGTGCTCCACATCCCACGGGATATCGTAGGGGCCATCGAAAGCTCCGCCCGGCTGAGCAAAGTCGAGCGCATAGATGCGAGCCTTGCCCCACTGTTGGGTAGACCAATCGGGAAAATCGTCCCGATGATAATTTGTCAGCGCAGGGGTGAACGTGATCACGCCCGTACCTGTATTAATCTCCGTCACCGTCACAAAGTCAAACCGGTCAACATTCAGCGGCTGACCATAGCCCTGAATGTCCACTGAGCCGACAAGCATTGAACAACCAACTGTGAAGTACGAATGCTCGCTGAGCGTCTTCAGCGTAACGGTTGTATCGCCCGGCTCCGCGCTATCGATTTTATAACCGACGTTTACGTTAGTGCCCGCCGAATAAGCCACCGGGAATTGAATTTCAAAGCCGAAGTTTGAACCGCTAATATCCCGATCATAGGTATTCTGGACCGTCGCACCGTAGCCTTTGATCTTCAGCTTCTTGATGCCCTGCAGCGTTCCCCACGCCAGACTGTGATCAAACTCATAAAGGCCGGGAGGCAGGTAGAGTTCAACGCCCTTGCCAGTAAGGCTCTCCGCCCGCGCCCAAGGACCAAAGCGCATCAACCCAGCCGTTGCATCAGGATCGCCAGACGCAATGAAGTCGGTAAGCGAGACATATTCATCAAGCTTCGAGTCAACCGTCCGCTCCAAATCGGACGGCGGAGTGTAATAATCTCCAGCCGGGCCAGCAGGACCAGCCGGGCCAGCGGGTCCAGTAGCTCCAGACGTACCCGGAAGGCCGCCAGGAAGTTGGATTTCTACGATCTGGATGGCCATCTAGGTGATCCCCCAACGCGCCATCATCTCAGCCTCGACAGCCGCCACTGCATCGTATGACACGATACCGGCCATGAACACTTCACCCAGATAGCCAAGCAGCGGAGGCAGTCCGGTATTGCCACGCATCAGCATCAAGGTGTCACCCTTCACCCAGACCAATGGGTTGGGGTCCATGCGCGACACATCCGTCAGAGGACCAACTAGATTGCCATCAATGCGCAACACCCCGGTATTGGTGATTGGGTCAAGATGCGCCAAGATCAGATGCGGCACGTCAGCCGGATAGTTGGCAGAGGCGTGCTGATAAGCTTGGCCTCCTGCTCCCTGCTGCACAAATGTGACGATCTCATCTGTATAGGTCACAGAAATAGACCCAAAGAACATAGTGGCAGTATTGTCTCCCGGCGATCCAGACAATACCGTTTGATAGGTTGCGGCTGCTGAAAGCGGCGCATTCAACCGCACCACGATAGCGATCAGACCTACCGGAAATGCAGTGTCAAAGGTCGCTTCGCTCTTCAACCCGCCCGCTGCCACAGGAGCAAACCACGGCTTGCCGCCGACCGTGGTCAGTGACACCTTGTCGGTGCTGGGGGTAGGTGAGTGAAGTATGAAATTGCGACCGTTTGGCCCCAGATCAGCCACCGCCGAGACAAAACCGCCTGATTGCGTAATACTGGCTGTCTCTTGTGCGCTGATCCAGCACCAGCTTTCCGGCCAATCCGATAGGTTGCCCTCCAATGCCTCGCCCTGTGGGCGACCGGCAATGCGATTATCCCCGCCATAGGTAGAAGCCGTGTCGTAGCCCAGACCGACCCATGCCGCCCAAGTATAGACCGTGCCAGCCTTACGGAAGGCATTAGCTCCCGGCCAACTGTTATAGTTGCAGATGCCAATCGTGGTCGTGCCAACTGTACTGACTGGGTAGTTGACACAACCTATGATGTTGCTGGAGCACTCGACAATCTCATTGGTCGCTCCCTGCAAATGCAGGAAAGTCTGCCCCACAGTCCCTATGTTGCGGCGCGCAGTAACAACCGGAACCCCGGCAAGGGCAGCTATGACATAAAGGAAATAGGGTCCAGTACGGAACTCGTTGTCGTCTATCTCGACCGTCTTGCCCGCCATGAGAAGAGCGTCGCAAACCGTAAAAGTCGTCGCGAAGGGCGCCGGGAACCAGAACTTGTTGAAGCGGAAGTACTTGCCACCATAGATATAAGGGGCAGGGAAATTATAGGGCAGGGTCGTGTAGCCTGCCGAAATCGTCACATAATTGTAGTCGAAGTAAATATCGCCCGCGATGTTGGCGAACGATGCGCTGATGCCACCAAAGCAATCGGTAAACGTATTGTGCCGGATGTAAATGTCAGTCCCACCATTGGCGCCTGAAGTGTGCCCAAAGATGCACTCAGTCGGCGTGGCATAGAGCCCCCGACAGGTGAAGGTGTTATGTTCGATATAGGTATCCGGCAAGCCTGCAATCTCGCCGGGTGAGTAGACCACCAGCATCAAGCCGGGTTCGGCATGGTAATGGCCTTCAGCGAAGGTGTTGTACTGGGCCGTCGAGCCAAAGCCCATGAGGGCAATGTGCTTGTGGCCGTTGCGCATGGTGCAGTATTCGAGCAGCGAGTTCTCACCCAGCTCGATGGAGCCGTTATTGTGCCGGTTCTGCCATGTCTCAATGCTGGTCACGCGCCCTTGTGAGCCGAGCCAGATGGCCCGGAGCTGGGCTGAGTAGCGATAGACCTTGCTGGTCGGAACACTTCCAGACGGCAGTTTGAGGTAAATGTCCACCGTACCGTCGTCAGCCGTTACATAGATGCCGCGCAGAGCGCTCGCCATCGCATTGGCCAAGGACGTGTGGCGCTGGATCAAGTGGCCCGGAGACGAGAGATTGTCTGCCTCCACCACCGTCACATAGGACGTGGCATCGGAGATCAGAACAACGCCGGTCTTCTTCCATGTGTTTGAGGGAACGTCGTGGCTGACCCAACCACTGATCACCGTGCCGCAGTCGATGACCGGCAGGTTGCCAGAGCCATAGGCCCCAACATGAATGCCGGTGAAGGTGTTGGCAATAAAGCTATCGCTGGTGAAGATGGAGCCGCGCTCCAGTCCGACTCGCTTGTTGTCGGTGAGCAAAGCAGCGGCAGCCGTCAGAGTGCGCTTGGGCGTCTCCGGTGTCAGGCCGTCATTGCTGTCATCGCCTGACGTGCTGACGAAGTAGTCGTAACTGGTCCATGACGTAGCCGACGAGACAATGGAAGTGGCGAACCACTCGCTGGAATTGACCGCCTTGAGGGTGACAGAAGCGCCAATGGTCAGGCTCTCTATGCGGCCGATATTCCCCCCTAGGCTGATGCTGTCACCGTCCTGAGCCACCACCTCAAGGCCCACGTCATCCTGCACGATGAAGGTGAAGCCCAGGCCAGCCGCTGCCTCAGGCAACAGGAAGGAAGCGATGCTGGTGGCCCCCTCATTGGTGAGGATGGAGCCATTATCGTCAGCCGTCAGCGTCAGGCCACCCGGAGCGGCTATAACCTGACCGGAATTGATCGGTCCCGGTATGCCTTGCGGGCCTTCAGGCCCCATAGGGCCGGTGGGTCCAACCGGACCAGCGTCTCCTTGCGGGCCGGGAAGGCCACCAGGAAGCTCAACCTCTACGACCTGGACCTCAATCAAGGGTGTAGCCTCCCTTGCCGACCAGATCGCCCCACAGGATCGTCACCTGTGCGCCTTCGGCGAAGACCTCCAGCTCGTATTTCATGTTCTCTTCGTTGGGGATCAAACGCGTTTCATCCGGCGTCAGGACCAACAGCACCGTGCCATTGGTCGGTGTGGTCATCGTCAACGAGGAATTTTCCGTGGTCTTCTCAATGGCTGTATCGCCATAGACGCCACGCCAGCGGACGTTATAGCCGGTGAGATCAACAGCCGCTCCATCCGCAGACTGGCACTGATACTGGCGCTGGAAAATGTTTCCCCGCACCGCCGCGTCACGGTAGTAGGCTGGACCTCCTGCCAAGCTACCGATCATGTCACTACACACTGGTTAGATATTACTGACGCAGAGCCAGAACTATTGGTTGCCGTCTCCTGGCAAGTCAGAACCCTACCTATGTCTAGAACATTGACAGTGTGGTTGGGAGTGATGGCCTGATTGATCGGCGTGCCATTACGCATCCACTGATAGGTGACTAGGTCTGGATTACCAACCCACACACCGGGAGTTGCCACCTTCACCAGATTGCCGATCCCAGCAGCAGTGTGACTAAGCACAGGAGGAGCAGTGCATATGAGGAGGTCATCGGGGATATTCTCGCTAAAGTACTCCATTCCACCAAGCCACACCCTGACCGGAGTTGTTACTTGCTCTGGCTCAACCCACATGACGCCAATCGTCTCTCCAGCCTTGTATACTTTATCGCGGATGAAGCCCTCTTCGACATCCTGACCGACCACCCGCAGATTGACATGGAAACGTTCATCATATGTTGGCGGTGTCAGCTCAGTGGGCGGAAATACTGAATGATCATACTCGCCCGGATCAGTCATCACCCGGCCAATGTGATCGGCGTGAAAACCGGGATTGTAGACAAGCAGCAAACCGTCAGGGGTGTCCTCGGCATGGGCGATGCCATTGCTGATCGCATACTCTCGCCACAGGTCTTTGGTTTCAGCGACATACATGAAATCTCTCATGGCGTGGTCACCGTCTGGATTTCAACATTGGTTTGGCGACGAGGGAGGTGCCTTAGCTCCTTGATCCAGCCTCCGGGTAGGGTGTCAAACGAGTTAAACTTATAAACACCACCAACATTGAGAGTGGTTGTAGTAGGCAGCGTTCCTGACACATCGGTAGAGACCGTGCCACCATTCATACAACCGGCAAAATCATTAGCCGCATAGGCTAGGGCATATTTAGTGGCCGTGCCGACAGCCACACCATTAGAGAACGAGAATGGCGCCTGCTCAACGCTATTGTCCGTAACGCCGCTTTGCAGCGTACCTTCTTGCTGCCTAAAGTAGATAGTCTCTGCTTCACCGCTACCAGACGTGAGAGACACCAGCCAAACCCACAGCCCAACATAACCTGCCATGTTGTAGTTGAGATAAAGCGTGCCCGCAGTCTGGCTAAGATTGAACGCTGTAGAAGCTATCTGCGGAGTATCTTTCGCCCGCGTCACCGCCGCTGAAGTTGTTGGAATGTAGGAGGAAGCGAAAGCGCCAGCCTCCACGCCATAGCCCCAAGCATACATCGTAACGCCATTCGTCACGGCTAAATTATTGTCAGCATTACTTATACCGGCAACGCCATAACCAGAGCCAACAGCCGCTGTTCTAGTTACCGTGCATAGAAACCAGCCATTAGCGAGCGCCGTAATCGTAGAGGTATTGCCAGCCTCATTGGAACCAGCCACACCAGTTGTTATATTAAACCAGCTATTGTGATTGCCGACGCTGTCATAGGCGCTGATAACACCAAACGCCCCTGTGCCTTTCTTGAAATAACAGGACCAAGTATGCGCAGCCGCAGTCATCGTCACGCCACAGTACACTTGAACTCCAGACGTTCCGGTCGCTGTCAATAAGGAAGCCGTTGTAGTTCCATCAGGAGCCACCGCAGAGTTGGCCGTAATTGTCATGCTGGACACACCCCACGGACCAGTGACAGGTATTGAGGGTAAAAGAAGATTAGTCCGCTGCTCCTCAATCAGATATTTCGGCCCCGAGATACGGGGATCGTAGTCGCGGCGGAGGCCGCTGGCCGATGATTGAAGTATACCGTTCACATCATAATACAAACCGGCACTCGCACGTACAGCACCGAACTTGGTAATAGGTGACCCGACATAGTTATTGGCTGGCGTAACCGTATCGCGTATCTCCATGCTATCGTCGGAAGCGGAGAAGGCAAGGCCGTTGGTTTCGGCACCAAGCAAGGCACCAGCACCTGTAGACGGCGCAACCGGAGCGCCACCCCCAAGAGAAGGCCTGGCTCTAACTGAAAGTTCTAGCGCCAGTGCTGTCATGAGAGGCCAATCAACAGCGTCGCTGTGGAAGCAGCCAGAACCCGCACACACTGACACAACACATAACCACCAGCAGGCATGGTCCACGTCACAGTCGTACCTACACCGCCCGCAGGCTCGATGATCACCGTTCCAGCCCCACCCACATAGATGGCAGAGAAACCAACCCGTGTCGTATCGGATGGCGTGATCGCCACACAGTTCGCTGCCAAACCCGCATTGATTGCCATAGCTATCTCCTACGAAAACCCTGAAATCTTCCTGAGCAATGGTGTGCTGCCCATCTTGATTTTGCTGACGGCTGAGTTGGCGGTCATCACACCCGTCGCATACTTCGCCTCCCACACCGGGATGCGCTCGTCCTCGACCATGTACGGAGCCGCCTCCAGTGTTGCTGCATAGAGCAGCAGATCCGGGTGATAGAGCGAGAAGGTATTGGTGTTGAGAGAGGAGCTGAGCGTCGGGACCTTCTCGTAGTAGTGAATGTCTACGACAGCGTCTTCAGCAGGCCACGGCCAGATGTAGAGCATCTGATGATCGATGTTGTACAGCTCAGGAATGTAGCAAGTGTTGGTGAGGTCACCGGCCTTGTCGACATACTCATTGAGAGCTGCCACATCCAAGGCGCCAATGCCCTGCACCGACACCAGACGGACCTTGCCGAAGTCTGGGATAGTCATGGCAAGATCAATGGGCTGTTGGTGATCGGGGGCCAGGATCGTGTGATGGAACAGTTTTTCCATCGGATACGACATCAGGTCCGTGTTTAGACGGACATGAGCGAGATCGATGAAATTGCCGATCTGGGCATCGCTATAATCGTCCGCCCCGATCCAATTTCTAACGTAACTCACCCATCCTTGCAGGGTGACAGGAAAAGCCATTGTCGTGCCCCATCATCATCGAATGGCCCTGCCAGATTGGCGTCGCGCCGGTAGAACTATTTTAGCAGCCTTTCATGCCGCCTTTGCCTTTGCCCTTTGCAGGGAACTTGGGCCCAGAAGACCCTGACTTCTTGCCCGCAGCCGGGAAAATAGGTTTACCTTTTGCCATCACTAGCCTCACTTTTGTCTCTTCGTCTTCCCAAGCCTCAGAGCTTGTCGACGGTTCGGAAGAAGTAGTTGTCTCGTAAAATCTTGCGAAGAAGCCACTCAGCCTCCGGGCCACCCTTGTAAACATTGATCCCGGTCTCATTCATGGCCTGCTCAAGGAAGATGTTCGGAATCGAACCGATCCGTCGCATCGTTCGTCCCGGACTATAGCCGTTATTCCCGGACGATCTATCGGCATGGTTTTCAGCGAGAAGGGGCTCCACGTCCTGCTCATGGTGGATGATCAGCCCCCGCTCGTGATCCCACACCTCGCGGGAGGTACGAGGTGCGAGGATGTCGTCACTTCTTAGGGGGCGGAGCGTCATAAGATTTAGCCGCAGTCGGATTGACATTATGCCGCTCAGCGAGCTTGGCTTTCGCCTCGGCCTCCCGCTCCTTCAGGGCATCTACCCAAGGCGTCTCGATTGCGTAGTCGGGCTTGTCCACCTTCTTGGCATCGCCATTGAGAACGAGGTGCTTGGCCCAGGCCGGGTCCACATTGCCATCGAGGACGAACCCCTTGCCAAGGTGGACGCCCCGATAGCCCAGATCACGGGTCAGCTCGATGAAGAGTGAGCCGTCGTCTTTCACTTTATCGGCCATAAATGAAACTCCTTACGAGCCAGTTGAAGTCAAGTTCATGACGCCGCTGTGGGCCTTCTCGTTGCCCACTTCCAGGCAATATTCACACTGGATGAGGATAGACTCGGCATGGCCTGTGCGGGCCAAAGGAACCTGCCGGGTCTCCATGAGCGTGGCGAGCGCCACATACTCAGGATCGACCAGATAGATCGAGCCGGTAGTCATGAAGCGATCAGGCACGATCTGCACCTGCCCGAAGTCCGACTCATAGACATCGATAGCCGCAACCAATTTCTTGTCATCCGCACTCTTATAGCGGGTGGCATTGGCGACGAAGGTGGTGCTGATTTTCCGCTTATGCGCAGCAGTCACGTAAGCATATTTGGGATTACCGCCGCTATTCCAGGCGTTCATCATAGCCAAATTGAAATTGGCTTCCGTGAGAGCCTCTGCTGTACCACCTGAGGCGGCAGCGTTTGGATAACCGTCGCCTGTGCGCGGC